CTTTCTAGTCGCAATGGTACTATTGCTAGTACTGCTGAGCACATTGCTGTGTTCTCTGCTTTTACTGAAGGTATGCAGTTGTTTAGTTCTTTTATCATGTTGCTTAATTTTCCTCGACATGGCATGATGAAAGGTATGGGTCAAATTGTTACATGGTCTATTGCCGATGAAACAATTCATGCTGAATCAATGATTAAATTGTTCCGTGAGTATATCAAAGAAAATCCTGAGATCTGGAATGATGAACTAAAGGGTAAGATATACACAATCGCTGAGAAGATGGTAGAGTTAGAAGATAAGTTTATTGATCTTTGCTATCAAGGTGCAGATATGCGTGAACTATCTGCAGAAGATGTAAAGAAATATATTCGTTACATTGCAGATCGTCGTTTAATCTCTCTTGGCATGAAAGGTATCTTTAAAGTTAAAAAGAATCCACTACCATGGGTTGAAGAAATGATCAATGCGCCAGTACATGGAAACTTCTTTGAGAATCGTGTTACTGATTACGCAAAGGGTGCATTGTCTGGCACATGGGGTGATGTTTGGGGGAAAGCTGCATGACCACTAAGATTTTTGAGTGCACCGAATGTCAGGCAAGAGGTAAGATTATCCTCAAGTCAGAAGAACGATTAGAAGATATCGTTTACTGTCCTGTGTGCTCTGCTGACATTTACGAAGAAGACGATTACGAAGAGGAAGAATAAATAGTAGTTTACACTACTGATTATTCTAATGTGGCTTTATAATAACGAACTTATCGAAGAACTTCCTGATGATTGTGTTGGCTTTGTTTATTTAATTACGAACAAAGCCAGCAGTCGCATGTATGTTGGCAAAAAGTTATCTAAGTTTGCCAAGACCACATACAAGATGGTGAAGCAGAAAAACGGAATCAAGAAGCGAAAAAAGATCCGTAGCAAAATAGACTCTGATTGGATGGAGTACTATGGTTCGAGTATAGAACTAAATAAAGATGTAGAGTCTCTCGGAAAGGACAACTTCCTTCGTGAGATTCTTTTCTTTTGTAAATCTAAAGCTGAATGTTCTTACATAGAAGCACGAGAACAGTTTGCACGAAAGGTGTTAGAGTCAGACGACTACTACAATGGGCAGATTTCTGTCCGAGTCCATGGCTCTCATATTAAAAACAAACTATGACATATTTACTTTTTGCAGTTGCACTATCGTTATCGGCTCTTGCTGCATATTACGCAGTGATGGGTCTTATCGCAATCTTTGCTGCAGCTGTAGTACCAATTGCTCTTATGGGTTCGATGCTTGAAGCATCAAAACTTGTAGTTGCATCATGGCTCTATCAAAACTGGAAAGAAATCCCAGCATTGATGAAGTCATACTTTGTGGGTGCTTTAATAGTGTTAATGTTATTAACATCTATGGGCATTTTCGGATTCTTATCAAAGGCACATTTAGATCAAGCAATTCCCACGGGAGATGTTCAATCTAAGTTAGCATTGATTGATGAGAAAATTAAAACAGAAAAGGAAAATATCAATGCAAATCGTAAAGAACTTACTCAACTGGATGCTCAAGTTGATCAAACCATCGCAAGAACAGACGATGCCAAAGGAACAGAGCGAGCCATTACCGTCCGTAGAAACCAGCAAAAAGACCGAAACAGGATCCTCAACGAAATCGGTAGTGCGCAAACCAAGATCGCCAAGTACAACGAAGAGCGTGCCCCAATCGCCAGCGAAGTCCGTAAAGTCGAAGCAGAAGTAGGACCAATTAAGTATATTGCTGCACTGATATATGGTGACGAAAGTGCAACTGATGTTACTATGCTTGAGAAAGCTGTTCGTATCGTCACCATACTCATTGTTATTGTATTTGATCCATTGGCAGTACTATTGTTAATCGCAGCAAACTGGAATCTTAAACATACTGGTACAAGAAGATGGAATGATTTTTTTGAGAAACCACCTGTTGAAGATTTTCCAGAGCCAATAGAAGTTAGACTTAATGACGAAATAAAAGTCGTTGAACCATCCACAACTCCTGTCTTTACTCAAATGACAGAGCATTTATCAAAAGAACAACTAGAAACAACTATTGTTCCAGAAGAAATTAAAAAAGAAGTCAACGAATTATTAGAATCTGAATTACCAGAAATTCAAGTAGATGAACCAACCAAAGATTGGGAACCAGAGTTATACAATCGAAAACAAGTTGGTCGTCATATGGAAGAAACTGGACAGAAACCACCGAAAGCACAATCGTTCTTGAACAAAGTTCAGAGTGTGTTTTCATCCCCTAGTGTAAAAACTATCGAAATTGAAGTAGACGAGTTGCAACCCAAAAAACCTAAATAGTAGGTAATACTACACTGGTTTTAGGAGAATTGCAGTGGATCCCATCACTATTGGGCTGGCATTTGCTGCTGCTCAATCAGCTGTCAGCCACATCAAACAAGCTATAGCATTAGGTAAAGACATAAACAGTCTAGTAGGACAGTTTAGTAAGTTTTTTGAATCTTCAGACGCTATACATCGTGAACGAATAAAGATAAAAGCCAAGGGCACTCGTTTAGGTAAAACAGACGCAGAATTAGGAAGAGAAGCCTTAGAAATTGCCATGCACAGTGATGCATTAAGGCAAGCAGAGCGTGATCTTAAAGACATGATTCTTTGGCAGTTAGGTAAACCTGAATTGTGGGAACACATGATTAAGGAACGCACTAGACTGTTTAAGGAACGAGCAGAAGCAGAGCGTGAAGAAGAAACCCGACAATTAGAACACAAGAAAAAAGTAGCAGAGCAATTTATGAATGCTATGTACTTTATAGGATTTGCTGTAGTTTTATTTTGTGCTTCCATGGTAGGTGTTGGTGTGTATGGCCAAATGGAAGAAAAAAGAATTTATGAACAAAAAGTGGCAGCACGACTTGTAATTATACAGCGACAAGCCAAAGAACGGGCTGACAAAGAAAAAAAAGAACGAGAAGATTACGCTACAGGATCTAAGTAAAATGTATGATTGGATCTTACTATTAGCACTGGCGCAAGAACCTGTTAAGAAATACCCAGAGTGGGAGTGCGTGCGATGGACATGGACTGGTGATGTTTATGATCGTCGTGTAGTTTGTTTAGAGTGGAGAAAGAGGGTGAATAGATGGATCCCCTAACTCTCTTTGCTCTAGCCAATGGTGCAGTATCTGCGATCAAGGCTGGGTGCAAGTTATACAAAGATATAAAAGGTGCAGCTGGAGATATTAAGGATGTGCTCAAAGATCTGGATGAGCAGTTTCATGGTATGTATGCAGGGAAGGGAAAGACACCACCACCTGCAGCAGTCAAACAACTTAATGAAGAAAAAGCCAGAGTAAAAGAATTAAACAAGAAAGATTCAGGTGATGTTTATTTTGAGTTGGGTCAACATCTTGGTGCTTTCTTTGATAACCAAGCAAAATGTATAGCAGTATTTGAAGCAGAAGAAAAACGATCATATGATTTATATACAGGTGATGCTTCTGTTGGTAGTCGTGCTCTACAAAGAGTACTGATGAAGAAAAAACTAGAGCAGATGGAAGTTGAATTGCGTGAGGTAATGATATATCAAAGTCCACCTGAGTTGGGTGCACTATGGACAGAAGTGCTACAGCAGTCTAAGATAATAAATGCAAGACAGTCAATCGCATTAAAGAAACAAATTGAAGCGCAACATAAAGAAGATATTAAACACGCTAGGTTTATGAGAAATTTATATACATGCACTTGGTGGATAGGTGGATTTATAGCAATATTACTATTAACTTTTGTTCTAATGGTATTTGTTGCTGAAGACAGAATGAGAAAGTATCCTCAGTTGGGTTATGAATTATTCCCAAAAACTGATAAACAAAGAAAAGAAGAAGCGCAACCTAAACAATATATTGGAAGATAAAATGCTTGAAACAGCAAAAACTGCTTCAACTACTCTAAAAGAAGCACAGAAAATAGGTAAGGAACTTGGTTCTGTTGTTTCTGATCAACAAGCTGATATGGAAGCCACTGTACAGAAAGAACACAAGGCTCGTGTCACAGCAAAGTTAGCTGAGGCTGCTCGTAAAGCATCACTAGAAGTTAGAGCAGTTGAGAAATTTGAATCTAAATTTAGACATGAACAAGAACTCGCAAAGTTAAAAGCTGACACTATTCGTAAGTATGGAAAAGATGCTTGGACTAAAGTTGAAGCAGAAAAAAGTATAATGGAAAAAGAGCGTCAAGCAGAATTGACAGCAATGGATATAGACAGACATAAACAAATTGATCTTTTTTGTTGGTGTGTGACTGCAGCAGCATTTATTACATATTTTTTAAAGTTGTACAAGATATGAGACTGGCGCAGATCGTTTTAATTTTAACTATTACAGTTATCACATTTTTGATATGGGCAGAACATCAAATTAAAGTTATTCACTAAGGATTGATATGAAAGCATTGGGATTATTACTGTTTACTTTTTCGCTGAGTGTATATGCACAGGAACCACCACAGATTGCTGTGCCACAACCATTCACATACAACTATCAAGTAACTTGTGGTCCAGTAATGCCAATAATAGAATTTCTTTCTAAGACTCAAAGAGAAGAATTAACTTGGTCGGGATCAGATATAACAGATGGTTCAGTATATTCTTTATGGCAAGATAAACAAGGTAATTGGACACTGCTAAAAAAAAATACACAAATTGCTTGTATTATAGGTTCTGGTACTTCTGGCACAAAAACTATATGATACCACAAAATTAATAAGGAGATCAAATGGCAGAAGAAAAACAACTATCTCGTTCAGAGCGAGAAGCACAAATTAAAGACAAAGCAGGTATTGTTATTTGTATTTTAGCAGCATTGCTGGCAATCAACACTTTGGTTGGTGGTTCTAATTCTAGTAAAATTCTAAATAACACCATAGAAGCAAACAACATATGGGCATTCTTTCAAGCCAAGTCTATTAAGCAATCACTTGCTGAAGGACAACTAGAAAATGCTAAGGATCCTAAAAAGATTAGAGAATTAGCAGCAAAAATTGAACGCTATGAATCTGATCCTAAAACAGGTGAAGGTAAAGTAGAATT